TTTCTCGTATCATGCTTTCATTTTTGCCTTCTTCATAAAATCCCATCGGGATAATCATAGGCTCAATTGCTGCAAATTTTACATAACTTGGAAGTGTAGTATATCCATCTTTATTATAGACAACTTTCACTTTCAACAATGTGTCTTTGTTTGCTGCATTCAGCATAGCAACTACCCAGTTAGTGAATTCTTTATAAGAACTACCAGTGAAGTTTAATACTTCTTTAGGATAGAAACATCTCAAGATACGATTAATTCTTGTAACCTGATTTGTTGCTTTATTCTGGTTCTGTTCTTCAGTATCTTCTGCACGTTCCTTAGGTTCCCATTCTGTATGAACAAGTTCCTTGCCGTCTTTCTCGAATCTAAATTCAATGAAATTCTTTCCTGTTGGAGATACTGCAGTCTTCACTGACGTAAATTTAACATTATCATGAATACCTGCTTCGAGGTATTTAGTATTACTACTATTATTATTTAATGTTACTTGGTTTGCTAAATCTGTACTATAAATCATAACTATTTGTTTTGTATTTTTTTATTCAGGTAAATATATCTTATTCCAATAAGTAGTGATTTCATTGTTTTCATCACTTTCTGCTACTACGATATTCTTTCCTCTTAAATGAGGAGCTCTAGCTTCTATGACAGAGTTATCTCCACCTTCAAAAGAAATATGAGTTTCATTTTTCTTTCTATATACATAGCCAACAGCATCTGCTTCGCCACATATAATATTTGCTAGTGCACCTACTAGATCAAGAGACATTTCAGACATTTCTTCACCATTCTTATTAATCAACTTATCTCTAGTATGACCAATAAGAATAAAGTTATCACATAATCCTCGGAACATGTCAATAACTTTTCTTACAGCTTGTCTTATATATAAATAACCAGATCCATTAGGCAAGGTTCTGAGGTCTGTACCTTCATACTTCTTGCCCATTGGAGTAGCTTTATATAACTGTATAGCAAAGCTCATGCACATCTCTTCCAGTCTTGATGCATTATCAATAGTAATATACTTATAGGGTTTCTTACCTTCTTTTTTAATTTCTTCTCTTATTGCATTTGCAATCTCGCCTAAATCATTTACTGATCTAGCTTGAATAGCTAATGCCTCTAAGAATTCTGAACCACCTTCCAAATCGACAATAAGATTATTATCTAATTTAGATGCTAAGGTAGTTTTACCAGACTTTGGTTTGCCAAACAATATCAAGAATCTAGGATTCTCAATTCTGGCTTTTAATTTCTCTTTTGGTAATACAATCATAAAGCTAGTTTATTTTATGTATCCCTCTGATAAATATCTGATAATTTCTGCTAGTTATGGGATTTATATGTTATTAGAACCAACCGTTATTCTTTACTTTAATAGTAAGATTAATGATTGTCTTCTTTGTTTCGGGTTTCAAATAGTTCAATGAACCCGGAGCGATTGGAATGATATCGTATCCAATCTGTACGAAATTGTGGAAAATTTTAATCGGTGTACCGTAGATATCCTCGAAATCATAATCCAAATCAAATGGATAATTCTTCTTAGCATATGCATCAAGTGCGTCTAATGCTTTAAAGAACTCTGTTTCAAGGTTATAGTTGTCGATTTTGTAGCACTTTGAGGCAAGCGGACAATTAGCACAAGTCTTAGGCAACCAGCTTACATTGTGTTTCTTACTCAAACCTAATGTAATAGTATCACCTGCACCTGCATATTCGATTCCAAAATTAGATTTTGGATAATCAAATGAACTGTCAATAGTCAGCCACGGATATGCTGTAATAACGCGTTCTATCAACGCATCTTTATAAATCTTTGCACTATTTTCTTTCTTCGGTAATGTAAATGTATATGTTTTCATAAATTCAGCCTTTTTAATTGTTATTACTAAAACGAAATCTTCTTTGCTGGTTCTTCATTTCGTATAGTTTCAATTAAATTATTGTATTTCAGATCGTTGTCGAATTCTAATATCGAGCATTGTCCAGCATCTCTATTCTTTATAAGATGCAGATAGACTTTGTTACTAACTGGTAAACGATTCGGTCCATACTGTTGGATATTTAGTAATTCTGGTCTGTGAATACAAATAACATAATCGGATGCATGAAATATTGTATCAGCAGAAGAAATATCACTACGCATTGGATAATGCATAGAAGGATTGTTAATTCTATCAGGAGTTTCAATGTTACGATTCATCTGTGATAACTGTATTACAGTGGTATTAGGTAATTTCTTCACCTTAATAAACAGTTTCTGTAAATCGGAAATCACTTGCAGTGCTGACTCGCGAGATTGACCTTCAACAAGTAAAGTATGGTCAAGTATGACTATAAATTTCTTGCCTTTAGCTTTATTCTCATAGAAGTAGTCTATAGTAGAAGCTATATCTTCAACTGTACCCGGTGTATCTACATAATATATCGGATATGATTTTATCTGTTGAGAAGTCTCTTCGACTTTAGCTAACGATTCATTATCTAAATCATTGTTAGCACTATATAGCTCAGCAGTAGTTAGCCTTAACTTACTGCTTAATTTTCTACCAACCTGCCTAGAACTTAACATCTCAAACGAGAAGTTAAGTACTATAACATCCTGATCAGAATTTAGATCTATTAAATCATTTTCTAACGTATTAACAAATGATGACTTTCCACTACCTGATATACCCACTATTGTATATACAGTATTCGGTTCAATGCCGCCCATACAGACAGCATTAAACTTATTCCATCTTGTTTTAAGAGACTTTACCTCATGGTTCTTTCTCTTCTTAATATACTCCGTAGCTTCTTTTGTAGCTGCCGATATATGTTGGAATTGTAGTATTTTAGTAGAGATCTGTTCCATAACTATTTGTCATAATCGGTTCTTCTACTTTCATCTGTTCCTCGTAAGTCTCCCACTCATGCTGAGTGAGCCATTTCCACATAGTTTTCATATAACCTAATTTGCCAGTAAGCATTTTGTTATCTATCTCATACTTAAGACAGTTACAGATATGCTGATGCATAGCTTTGCTTTTACCAACCATTCTGTTATATTCCTTCCTACATTTGTTCACATTTGCTCTAAGGAAACCTTTAGTTCCATCAGGGCGTATAACATAAACTGGAAATAGGTCATAAAATTCATCAAACATAGATTTATCTTCTTTAAGAAGTTCTTCTAGTTCTTTTGTTTTCTTTATGACAGTGGTATCAGCTACTATTTTGGTAGTGATTAGTTTACGAGACTCTAACTCTTGTATCTCTTCTTCATTAACTAGGCTGAGAAGTTTCTGAATGTCTTGATTGATGGTTTGATTATCACTCAATACAAGTGTTAGGAATACTAATTGATTCATAGATAAATCTGAAATTCTATCTAAGATAGAAGTGTCTATTTCTAAAATCATATTCTCATATTATTATATGAGCTATGGTCTCTGAAATATATCTGATAAGCCTCTGTTAATCCCATAGGCTCATTTGTAACGGTTTTAATTCTCTGATTATCTTATAGGCTTCCATAATATAATACCTATAATTAATCTTTCTCTCTTCAATTGGTTTATCATCTAAGTAATTTAATAAAGTAACACCAGATGCGGTGAGCATATTCTGATACTGTTTTTCTGTAGGACATGGAATACTTATATCAAAACGATTAGTATCCTTTTCCTTCCATTTCCATAAATAAGCACCATTAGTACTTGCATAGAAACGATTAGTTCTCTGTTGTTCTTTATTATTATACTCAACATGCCATTGTTTACCAGTCTTTTCAGACATTAGAAAATCTCTAATATCTTGGCAACCTTTTATAGTTTCTTCTACTGGCACTCCGTTCTTAAAAAAGTTTATTACTGCTTTCGGTATGATCTTCGGAGTTAGACCCTTTCCTAATTTCACAGTAGTAATAAACATACCCTTCTCTTTTACCTTATCATCTTCAGTAATAGCGAAGTAGTCATTTATAGCATATTGATACATAGCTTTGAAACGTTCTTCCTCAAGCGTTAGCCTAGTAAGTTGTTCCCATTCTCTGCAAACATTGTTAACTTTTGAATATACATCTTTCTTAAGTAAGACAAATAATCCATCAGTGTTTGCTTGGACGATTCGACATCCTAACTGGGTTAGTTTCTCTGCTAGCATTAGTAATAGTAACTGTCCATTTATTCTGATTTGCATTACAGCGAACGGACTATAACAGAAGTTATGTTCATTCTGTAAGTTACCTGATAATCCATTAAGAGCAAGCTTTAAGGTTTCATTCTTAACCTTATTGCCATTATGTTTAGCTTCAATTCGCTCATCTTTAATTTGTTTATATACTTCTAGGAATTCAGGACCTAAATGTTTAGGATAGAATTCATATTCTATTAGCATACTTGGATATAGAGATGCAACATCTATATCAATGAGCATTTCATCTTCCTTAGGAATAATTATTTCTGGTTTATTCACTGAGTGAATTCCCCCAACTCCTACAGAATACTGTAATCCTTCAAATACGAATTTGTTTTCGTATCCTTTTCTACCCGGAGATACTATTTGACTTTTCATGTCATTTAGTACTCTAGTTAGTATAGGACTATCATATTTAATAAAAGGTAGTATAACACTATTTAACGGTATTACTGACATAGGAGATCTTAGATCTTTAATATCCCACCATGTTTGACCTGTTTTCTCAAGATACTTCTGAGTTAAGATCTTCATACCAATGTTTACACCATCTTTACTAAGTACACGTACTCCATATTCATCTTCAATAGCTATTCTTAAGTCGATGTCTTTTTTACATCTATTGAGTAATTCCTCAGTAGAATTAACATCATTAATATTATAATCAATCATTGAATCAATTTGATTCTCAGGCAAATCTGCCTGCCAATCAGCAACAAATTCTTGTACATTCTTGTACTGCATCGTTACTTGAATTTCTTTCAAACCTACTCTTAACTTATTACTATATAACATAGTAAGAATATCAAAAGAGTCAAAACAAATCATATACTTCCACTTTCTCCAAGCAGAGTTATCATCCTCACTTGAAGTAGTAATTACTTTACTTAGGTTAAATACAGATCTACAAATGTCTCTATAACCTTTATATTTCATTATATTATAACAATCTATTATATAGTTTATAATAGCATTATCATAATGAAGATTATTATAACCACAAAATAATATGTTAGTATCTAACTTAATATCTGTAGTATATAAATCTCCGAAAGTATATTTTGTGTTAACTGTGTGAAAGAATTCAACTAATTCATCTAATTGATTTCTTCTGCAAGATATTTCAAATTTATGCAATTCACTTGTTTCTGTATTTTTTACAGTACAATGGAAGACATTAGGGAATACCTCAATATCATATACATAAACAATCTTATCTCGTATAATCATAATATAATAATGTTAGTTTGGTCCCTATTTCGGACTCGAACCGACGACCTTCCCTAACATATGTGAATATATAGTAATACGAATATTACATCAATGCATACGAATTACAGGACGCTCTAGCCACTGAGCTACTAGGGACTTGCTAGCAATTTAGGCTGCTAGCTTAGCCTTTTTCATTTGATAAATCTTAGCTGTACTCTTTCGAGCAAAACCTCGATTTTTCTTTCTGCTGTGTTTTTTATCAGCATCAAGCATGTAGTTCTCCTGCACTTTATAAGTACGGACATACGTTTCTTTGAACGCTACAAGGGAAGCTTTGTGCTTAGCCTTGTCTTCTTTGCTCTGTTTAGCAGATGCTATTTTAGCTTGTTTCATATGAATAATCATCATATTAAACTTAGCCTGAGCAGTTGTTAACTTATTATCCTTATTGAATTGAGGATAATTAGGAGTTTGCAACTTAAAATGTTCTTTTCTAGCTTCTGCTAGTGCTTTTAAGTGAGCTTTTCTTTTAGCTCTCTTCTTCTGTAATTTAGGATCATCCCACATCGGACATGTGTTCTCTCCCTTTACGTTAGGTTTTCTTCCTGAGATAGCTCTTGCAGCTTTTTTATAAGCATTCTTTGCTTTTACTATAGCTTCTATTTGTTCTTTTGTCTTCATATCTTGATAATGTTAAAAGTTAAACCTATGCTGCTAACAGCGTTGTCTTAGGATAGTAGATAATAGCATTATCTTTACTATCTTTTAGTCGTACTCCAGTAAACGAAGTATCATTTTTGTACTTCTTAATTACTGTAGCTGCTTTCTTTTTTGCATCTTCTCGGCTATTAGCTTTGAAGTAGTCAGTTTGGAAATCATAATCCTTCATAGGATTATCGTCTGAACGGCGCTGAATCGTACAAGTGAATTGGCGCTCTTCTTCTTTTTCTTTCACGGACAGATCTGC